TTATTACTATATGAGTAGTTTGTTTAACTAACCAACTTTTTAGTTACCTTATAAACTATTCATATAGTAAGCTATAGGTTTATTACTATATGAGTAGTTTTTAATTAAGTAACTTTAGCTTATTTCAAGTTAATTAAGTAGTGAGTATATGCTCACTTACTTATTGAATATTAAAGGTAGGCTTGTAACCTACCTATAAGGGAGGTATATACAATGACTAATACTAATAGTAATCCTGACGCCTTAGAAATTCTGGAAGAACTTCTTCAGGAAGAAGAAAAGAAAGGAATGAGGGAAGTAGAACTCATTCCTCAAATTGAGAGGGATTTAGTTACCTTAAGGGGAGTAGTTGAAAAACTACTCCCTATAGAGTTACAGGAGTGGATTAACCAGCTCGATGAAGTGGAGGATTATTGGGATGTTCCTCTTCCACCACTGGAAGAGGTCTACAATTCTAATTGGGAAAGTTATCAAGTCTCCTTCGCTCCTACGAGGAGATTTGAAGGAGAGGTAGGTAATGGTGTAAAGATTTGGGTGGAGTTGAGTTACTCCACCTTAGTGGTAAAAGTTAATGGAGCATACATATTCGGGTATGCTCTGAGATAAGGAGGTAATAACAATGAAATTAGTTTGGGAAGATTTTTTAAGAGTTCCCTCAAAGTTAGAGGGAGCTATATTAAAGCAGGAAAAGTTTTCTCTTCCTGCTAAAGAGTTTGATGTAAAGGAGGCATAAAAAATGACTACGAGTACTAAAGATTCTTTAAGAGAAAAGGCTCTAAAAGAGCTTAAGAATTGGGATTTTGATGTTATCTATCAAAACACAATCTCTTTCTCAGAAGGAGAAGGAGATGTCTTAGTGGATGTAATCAGCGAGGGGTGGATGGGTATCTACCAAGCTGATGAAATATTAGAGGTATTTGATTTGGATGTAGAGGAAGAAGAAGAGAAGTGGGATGTTATAGATGACTTCTCTTCTTGCCTGAGTGAGTTAATTACTCAGGTAATGAGAGAAAAATATGGAGTAGAGGGGTTCTACTACTTCTCCAGTTTTAGTGATTCTGGAGACTATGGGCTCATCTACTCAGAGGAGGTAGAGTAGAGATGAGAGACGAGTTAAAGAAGGCTTTAAGGAATATGAAGAACTGGCTGGCTTCAGAGCCAGCCGAGTTTAATGAGTTTGTTGGAAGACTTCTCACAAGTCTTCCTGATGGGGAGAATGATATGTTTGAACCACTCTATGATTATCTTGGGTGGAAGGAGTTAGAGTTAATAGTTGACTTATTGTCAGCTATTAACAATGGTGAAGATGTTAAGTTAGCACTCCGATATTTATTCGGGGTGTAAAGGAGGTAGGAAGGAATGGTACATGACAAAATTCTGGATAAAAAAGAGTGGCGAGTAATTGTTGACGTTGAAGACCGGAGCATCCATTGCCCAGTGTGTCGTCGAAAGGTAGAGCATGTGGGGGATTGCCCCCACTACTTTTACTCGACCACCGACATGGGTGGTCTGTACAATTACTGGTATTTTAAGGAGAAATAAAGGGGGCGTTAGCCCCCTTAAAAAGGAGGAACGGGAAATGAAGGTTATGGAAAAAAGAATTATATATGGGGGTGGAATTACTTCATATAACGGTGAGAAGCATTACGGATGGGAGATTAGAATGACACAAGGATGTATAAAATTAAGATATGACATTATGATTACAGAAGAAGAAGATGACTTTGTATTAAGGATTGGATATATTGATGGTATATCTACCTATCCCTTACGGAAAAAAGATTTAAAGTATCTTAATCTTGATATTAATGACTACCAAGATTCACATAACTACAATGATAAAAGAATATTTGCTTGTCAAGGAATACATTACTCATCATTACGAGATGCCATAAAAATGGCTGAGAAAGTTTTTGATATAGATTTAAGTGAACTTTTAATAGATGATTATACTCCAAGAGTTAAAGCTGAGACAGGAAGGGAGGTGTAATGAAATGATTGTCTTAGGAAATGCGTTCTCCCTCAAAATGCTACCGAGGGAGAAAACCAGCAAGCTGACAGTAATTCCCTCCTCTCAAGAGGAGGTAAAGGGAATTGTTCAACAGTTCCCTTTTAAATCCATCATTGGGCATGAAGGTAATGCTCAGCTACTTAGTGATTTACTGGGTGTAAAAGTCCCAGTAAATAGGGAAACATTTACACTCACCAGTGAGGTTACCTTGCTGGTGGGTATGCCTTCAGGTGGAAGGTTACCTGAGGGTAGGGTGTTAAGTAAAGAGGAATTAGAAGCCATCCAGTTGGATTGGTTTATCGTCCATCTGGAAGAGTAATTAAGCTTGTCTGTTAGCACAGCCTGAAGACTATCTTAATGGTTTTCAGGCTGTGCAATATATTTATGAGTTGTTTGTGTGTGAGCATTTACTCACACAAAGGAGGTAATGATAATGAAAACTGTAATATCTAAACGCCATTCACAAAAGCTTTATACTGTCTTGTGTGATAATGAATTAGGATATTTGGGGACTATAGTATATGACCCCACTATCCAAGTAGAGGAAGTTGAAGACGGTATAAAATTTACTATCTCGGTAACGAGATATGTCTTTGCTGATTTACTATACCCTGAAGATTACTGGGAAATAGTAAATCTAAAACTGGAAGGCATCTCGCCGATAAGGTATGAGGATATAGACTACTTTGAGGACTTCTTTAAGGCTGATTTTGATTTTAATACCTTAAAGATGCACCCCACAGATAAGACTGAAGTTATCCATAAAGGATACTTCATCTTTCTCCCAGTAATATTTGAGGATGGAGTATGGGGAGAAGATTGTCCTGATACGGTATCTGTTATGCCTATAGGATTTAAAAGGAGGTATGAAAAATGGTAGAGAAAGAGGTCTGGGTTTTAATGAACCCAGACAATGAGCATTGGGATGAAGATTATGCCACCTTAGTGGTGGCTAAGTATTCGGATTATGCTGGAGTAATAGCTACTGAAACCAATAAAACAAGGGATATGGGATTTGGTCAAGAGAGAATGTATATAGTAAAAGGAAAGGAGGAGAATATTGAATGGTTTGAAGAGGTGTTAAATGAACACCTCTATTAAAGTCGAAACTGGGAGAGGTATCTCCCAGTAGTAGCAGGATGACAACCTGCTACCTGATGAGGCAAGCCTATTGCAGCACGAGAACTGTCTCTTATTGAGACAGTTTTTGTGTGCAATATATTTATGGTGTGTGTGTAAGGTTAATCCACTATGATAAAAATAATAATATAGTAGTAAAAAAAGAAAAAGGGAGGTTTTTCCTACCTTCCTATCACTACTGTTTACTACTAACTATCACTACTGTTTACTACTAACTTTTACTAACTATTACTACTATATTACTACTATAAGGAGGTATGAACGATGATTAAGGACATTCTGAAGAAAGCAAAACGGTATATTCCCTTTGTATGGGAATCCTCCACAGTTGATTTTGTGGGCGAGTCCCAGCTTTATGAGGGTGAGCCATACGTCAACCCATTAAAATGGGTTGATGGCTGGGAGGAATCAGGAACTCTTATCCTCGATGACCGTGGGGATAAGATTGAATACCCCCCAAAAGAGGGTATTTATTATATTCTTCGATATAATGTAATTCACCTTGATACCATAAATGAGGAGTCTGCCTCCTTATCTATGGTAATAAGCAAGCCTAAAGATACTGTTAGAGTAGGAGTTGCCATCATGGAAGAGGGGGAGAACTACTCAAAGCATTTTACCGATTGGCTACTGGAAGACCTTGCTATATCTCGTCGGCTAAAGATTTCCCCTACTGATACTATAGGGGAAAATGGAGAAAGGCTATATATGTTAGAGGGTAATCCTGAGGATGTTATTGCTGGGGTTGTCTACCTGCAGGAAATTTTCAAGTAGAGGAGGTAAGTAAAATGGATGAGAATGTATGGGTATTAGTTAATCCTGATAATGAACATTGGGATGAAGAAGATGCTATGGTGGAAATAACCTACCTTGCTGAAATGTGGGATTTAGAGGTTACTCCCACAGGAATGACCCGTGATGTGGGATTTGGACAAGAGAGACTCTTTATTGTCTCAGGTTCTCAAGAGGCAATTGAAGAGTTTAAAGAAGGGATTGAAGAAGCCTTATATTAAAGGAGGTAAATAAAATGGAAGAGGTTCTTAATCGAGTAAAAGAACTCCTCCCTAATGCTGAAGTAGAATGGGGAGGGTATATTGTGATGAGTGAGGAAAAGATAGAAGCCCACCCATTAGTAAGGGTAAGGCAAGAGGGGGATGGGATTGTGGAAATGGTGAGTATTCTACTTGATGAAGATGGAAATGTTTATGATAGCTTTCGAGGAAAGCCCTCTTATGTGTTATTTCACAAAATAGAGAGGAAGGGTGAATATGCTGTTATTCATCCTATCAATTATAAGGAGGTATGAAAAATGAATGAGGAACAGAAAGATGTTTTGAGGAATCTTAAGACTTGGTTATCCTCAGAAACTTCTGAGTATGTGGAGTTTATTGGTAGGCTTTTAGTTAGCCTGCCTGGTGGAGAAGATGGAGAGGGTATCTTTGAGCCACTTATAAAGGATGGTTTTGGGTGGCAAGAGGTGACCCTCATTTATGAGTTGTTAGGTGCTATTGAATATAAAGGAGATGTTAAATTAGCCCTGAGATATCTTTTTGGAATATAAAGGAGGTGTAGGGTAATGAAACAGTTTAAAGAGTTTTATTCTGACGATAATGGAGCGTGGCTGGAAGTATTTTGCTACCAGCTGATGCCGTGTGAGGTAGAGGAGTTAATTGATGTATTAAAGGGATTTACTTTTCTAAATATACAAGAGGACTCACTATTGGCAAGGATATCAGGAACTTATAATGATGTGTGGTATACGATGCTAAAGTTGAAAGAAAAAGGGTTCTCTTGGGGATAAAAGGAGGTAAGAGGAATGATAGAAAAATGCCCTTATTGTGGTAAGGAAACATTTTACTCAGGCACGTATGCTGAGCCTGGTTGTGACCACTTTGCATACATTGCCAAAAATGGTGAGTGTTGCTGGAATAGTTCCCCTCACGGTGATGATGACCAAGTATGGGGTAAGGTGGATGATGACCCATTAATATTCTATATGTTCGGGAGGTAGGAGAAGATGGAAGTTCAAAAAGGTAAGCTGTTCTTTGAGGGAGAAGTTCCTCAAGAGGTTAGTAATATTGTTAATAAGTATGGACTCTTCTATGATGGAGGAGCAGTATGGGTAAAAAGGAATGGGAAGGTAACCGTGGTGGAAGAGGTTTTTATTGCAGGAGAAGAGGAAGAGGTTAATAAGGCTTGGGAAGAGATTTACAATCTTCCTGAATGCCTTAAAGATGTAGAATTGTTTACAAAAGAGGAAATAAATAGAAGTGATGCGGTTGCCTTTAATATGGTTATTGAAAGGGGGAAAGAAGATGATTAGACTACCATACCTGAGCTATAAGAAAATTATTGTTGATGATAAAGTTTATTATCTCATCTCAGCTTGTAAATGGGTAGGGTGGTGGGAGTTCTTAGCTTTTGATGATAAAGATGACCTCTACCATATTGAAATGGATTATTACCCAGAACAGGAGAAAGAGCTGGATGAGAAGTTAACTGACCCAGAAGCTTGTCTTCTTCTGGAAAAGTATCAATCAGCGGAGGTGCATAAACTTACACCTAATAGGTTACTGATATGGAACATTGGGAATATGGAAAGATGTATGGATGAGTTTGAAGAGACCAGTGAGTTTGAGGAGTTAGAAACTCATCCTTTAGAAAAATAACTTTACTTTTTTATGGAAGTAAAGTAAACTATAAACGATTTGAAGGAGGTAAAAAAAATGGTTACTAAATTAGATTCGCTTCATAGGAAAGCTAAAGAGTGTCTGAAAGATTGGGATTTAGATACCCTCTACCAAAATACGGTATGGATAGTGCAGGATAACAAGGCAAATATTCTTACTGATGAAGACTTGCTAATTGAGGAAATTAGCAATGGTAGTGCTGGTATCTACCAAGGTGAGGAAATCCTCAATGCTTTTGGCTTGTGGGATTTCATAGAAGACAGGGGTGATTTAGATGAGCAGTGGGAGGTGATATTAAGATTTACTGAAATATTAGGAGAGCTAATCACTGAGATAATGAGGGATAAATATGGATTAAAGGGAGTGTATTACTTCACTAATCATCCTGATTGGGGAGACTATGGATTGTTTTATAGAGAGGAGGAGGAGTAGCAGTGGGAATAAATACTTTAGAAGAATTAAACACTTTTAGAGACTTCCTAATGATGAAAGGAGAGTCTAAAAAGTATTCAATTAGGGAAGTATTAAAGGTAGCCGATGTAGTTTACCCTTGGATAGATGGACTACTTGATGACTATAGAGTTAGACATAGAGTAGCTCACTCAGAAAAGTATTTAGAATTTAATATCAAAGTTCCTGACTACTTCTGTAATATAGGAGAGCTTATAGAAGATATAATAGACCCCTCTGAAGAAGTAGAGAGGTATGTCTGGGAAACCCTATATGATGAGCTGAGGTGTTTTATGGAAGATAATGCTCCAGAGCGGGAATATTTTGTAGAGGGACGCTCTGGAGGATGGTTAGTAGTAGAGCATTACTTTAATTGGGGTGATGAGTATTATTGGGAAAACTTTACTACTAAAGAAAAGCTGGAGGAGTTACTTTATGAGGGAGTAACTATAAACCGGCTCATAGATGAATTGGATGAGATTATATTCTGGGAGGAGTTTATAAAGAAGTTAGAAGAGAGAAAGAAAGTAATTAGCTCAGAAGAATATGCTCAAATAGTAGTAGAGGATTTAAGAGAGAACTATGAGGAATGGATTAAAGAAGACCTTGAGATGGAGGTGAGTTTGGTATGAAGAAGGATAGATATCTATGGCAGTGCAATCGTTACCATCTGGACTTTGGTTTATGTAGTTTTAGAAATGGATTTGCACAGGCGGCAGGCAAGGATGTATGGGTCAACCCCTTTAACCTGAAGATTGTTTCTCTAAATGATGGAAGCATTGAGGTAATTACTGCTGACAATGAAGAGGAGTTTAGGGAAGCAATTAAAGATTATCAGGTTATCTGTGGTTGTAATGGAGACTTGGAAGAGAAGTTAATGAGTTTAGGTATCCCTATTTTAGAGGAGGTGAGTTAACTGATGGATGAGATGCTCCTTATGTTAGCTAAAGAGACAATAAGGCTTAAGGGAATACAAGGCTTTATAAAAGAAATGGAGCATTATAAAGTTAAGGCTAAGAATTTCTTTAGCTTAACTTTCTTAGCCAGAGAGGTTTGTCTGGCTTTAGGGTCGGCAACTACACCTGATGGTTGTGTAGTTATAAAAGGAAGAGTTAATTCTGATGGTTCAGGGTATTACTGGGTTAGGAAGAAAGATGGAAAACTATGTAAGGTAGAAGATATGGATACCTTAATAGTTGTTCCTGAAATCTTCCTTTATGACCAGTGGTATGTTGCTTTAGCTGTGCCTGTCATTCAAGATGGAGAGGAGGTGAAGACTACTTGAGTAAGTATGTGTATGTTACTAACCCCAGCTCTCCTCTTTGGGGTAAGCGGGGGAGAGTATTAGGCAATCATAAAGGAGATTATATTGAAATTTCTATATCTCCTGATGAGTATCCTTATGTCTTAAAACAAGAGGAGGTGAGTATATGTCAGGGGAAGGAAGAGTAGAAATGTTTGAGATTACTGATAAGAAAGTAAAGATGGTTGATAACGGAGAAGGAAGCAAGGATATCTATTGTGAAGTGTTGTTGAAAAAAGGTGATGAATATGTAAAAATGGTGGCACGAAACGTATTTGATTTTGGATACTATGTGTATCCTAAAAGAGTAGAAGGCTCAGAGAGAGTGTTTAATAAAACCACTTGGACAGACTTGGAGAAAGAAGCGGAGGAATGGTTAAATGAATTTCCTCCTATCTCAAGAGAATTAAGAATGTAGGGGGTAGATAATATGGAAAGAAAAACTTATTCATTCAGGGGGCATTGCGGAAGGTGTGAACAAACCACTCCTCATCATCCTCATAGCTATGGTAGCTATAATACAGTGAGGTATGGGGAGTTGGATAACTTCTGCAAGGGAATTTTAGCTGACAATGAGTGTTATGAGGATTACCTGTATAGTCAAGGGTGTGCTTGCACTCCTACTAAATTTAAGTGCACCATTCTTACCTTCTCATCTAAAGAAGAAAAAGAAGAATGGGAAGAAGCTCATCCAGATAGAAGAATAAAAACAATCCCTCGCCACGAGGGAAGCTGTGCATAGAAAGGGGGAATAGTATGAATAATCAAGAAGAATACATACAGCAACTTGAGCAAGTTGTAAGTAAATTCTTAGAGCCGTTAAGAGGAATACCACCCTCATTTATGACAAAGGTTTTCACAGAGCAACTTAAGGAAGATATGAATAAGGAGGTGAGAGATAATGGGTAAGAAAGTATTGTATGAAAAATTAAAAAATTCGGAGGATGGGATTTGGGTAAGTGATTATTCCCATGTCCATTGGGAGGATTATTTACCCAGTGATAGTGAGTTAGTGGTTGATGAGTGGCATCCATTATCAGAAGACCCTGGCTCATCTGCAGGAATAGAGATTTACTATTCTCCTAAAAATGATGAATTCTATTTACGGAGCTGGACACACCAGTATGCTACTAATACTGGAAGCAGGGTAAAAATATTAACTAAAGAAGAAGTAGTAGATTTAATTATTGATGAGCAATTGGTGGAAGAACTAACTGAAGAATGGCAAAAAAGATTAGGCTTTGATGAGGAGGTTTGAGATAATGGAAGAGAAAGTTTGGATGTCAGTAAACCGAGGAGAAAAGTTAACGTGGTATGTAACAAATATATATGCTGACTTTTGTGGGGTAACAGTTAAAGAAGCTGATGAAACTCAGGATACTGAAGAAGGACAGGAAAAATTATATATTGTAGAAGGAGCGGAATATGATATTGAACGGTTCAAAAGACTGCTTAATAATCATCCTTGGAGGTGAGAGGTAATGGATTTAAAAATTGGAGTAACTCCTAAGCAGTATAAGGAAATGTTGAGGATTAATTTGAGGTTGGATAACCCCAAAACTATTATGACTTGGGGTTCGCCTGGTATTGGTAAGACTGAAATGATTTATCAGTTAGCTCAAGAGGAAAAAGTAGATGTAGTATCGGTTATATTAACTCTTTATGACCCTACTGAAATTAAGGGGTTGATGGTATACAATCCTAATGAGGATAAAGTAAAGCTTGTTCCAATGATTGATATACCAAAGAAAAAGTTTATCTTCTTCATTGATGAAATAAATACTGCTCCTCAAGCGGTAAGAGATGCTTCCTTAAGGATAATTCATGAGAAGAAGATTGCTGATGTAGCTCTTCCTGAAGACACTATGATTGTGTTAGCAGGAAATAGAAACCAAGACAAAATAAATCCCACTCGGTTTACTGCACCATTTATAAACCGATGTTGCCATGTAATGTTAGAGCCTTCCTTTGATGATTGGAAGGAGTGGGGATATCCTACAGGAAAAGTTCACCCCTCCATCTATGCTTACTTGGAGAGATTTCCTGAGCATTTTGTAACTCCACCCTCCATCGATAAACCGTTCTGCACTCCTCGGAGTTGGAAGAATGTTAGTGATGTATTAGAGTTTAAGTATCCTCAATTTGTCTATGGTTATGTGGGAGAAGATATAGGGGTAAACTTCTTTAACTTCATAGAGCACTGCGAGGGTATAGAGCAGGATATTAAGAATATCTTTAAGGGTAACTTTATCTATCCTCCAGCTTCAGATGTAGAAAGGTCTTGGATGTTAGCTACCATCTTACCAGTATCGGCTAAAGATGACCAAGATATTGAGAGGTTGATGGAATACTCGGCTAAAGCTCCTGAGCATTGGAACACCTTTGCTATCTGTATGGTAAAGAATATGGTGCTTACCTTCTCCAATAACGCCATCATCAAGCTAAGTAAAGGGAAATATGCACAGGAGTTTAATCGGAGGTTTAGAGAGTTAAAAATATATGACAATTAGGGGGTAATAGTATGGATACAGAGAAGGAAATCAGGAGGATAATTAGTAAGTTTATCATCAAGCGACCAGTGTTAGGAGCAATATGTTTACGAATGAAGTATGAAGCTAAACCAATTCCAAAGAAGAAGATAAGGATAGCTGAGGGTATAGAAGTAGAAACCTATAATCCCTTTGCTATTACTCCTGCAACTAATACTATAAGCTATGACCCCCAGCAAATAGAGGAGATGCAGTTAAAGAGTAGTGATATTGAATTTGCATTAGCTCACGAGGCTATGCATATCTTAACTGCTACACTACTCCGATTAGGTAACCGTGATATTGACTTGTGGAATATCGCCAGTGATTTAGAAGTTAATTATCTTCTCAAGGATATGGGAATTTCTCTTCCTCCAGGAGTTTTATATGTAGAAGAGTTTCATAATGAGTATTACTATGCAGAAAAAATATATGAAATACTATTAAATATGGCTCAAGGTAGAGCTAAAGGTAATAAAGTTACAGAGGAAGAGAGAAGCCTGGTAGGTTACCTTCCTGATGAGTATCAAGGAAAGCAACTTGACCAGCATAACTATCCTGAAGGAGAACAGGAGTTAATACAAGCTAAATGCAATACTCAAAATGCCCTAAGCACTGCCTCTCAGATTGAAAGAAATTTAGAAGCTTTGCGGGGAGCGGGAACACTACCAGCCTCAGTCAGAAGGCTGATAGATAACTTACTAACTCCTAAAATAACTTGGAAAGATTATGTTATGGATGTAACTACTCAGATAGTGAGAAATAACTATAGCTTTAGAAGATGTAATCCTTACTATCGAATGCAAAATATATATGTTCCTACTTTAAACTCTCCTGAAACAAGGATTATAGTAATTGTAGATACCTCAGGGAGTATTGGTGATGATGAAATGAGGACTTTTATCTCTGAATTAGTTCCTCTTATTCAGATGTATAATGTTACATTCATATCTTGCGATGCTGATGTATATGTAGATGATATTGTAGAAGATGTAGGAGGAGTAGATGATATCTTAAAGCATATCAAAGGGGGAGGAGGAACATTATTTGCTCCTGCCTTCAAGTGGATTGAAGATAATGTTATGGATAACTGTGTAGTCATTCTAATGACTGATGGTTATAATGGTGATGATAAAATAGAAGTTCCTTTTACAGTAGAGAAGACTGTAGTTCTTACTACAGGAAAAGAACCAGATGGATTTACCCCTGATGTGGTTATTACTATTGATGAGTAATATTTTTAATCTATTAGTAAACTTAAATCGTTTTAAGTGAGGTGAGATTTATGATAAAAAGTGTTTATAGGAATTTAGCTCAAGCAATTAAGTTAGAGAAAACTTTTGCTCATAGTTATGATGTGAGATATTATCCCGTAGTAAAAAGAGGAATAGCATTAGCCACTATAGATTTTGTTGAAGGAATTCAAATTTATCCTGATAACATTAGCTTAATTCCAGCAAGCGAAGTAGAGCTATGTAGGATTATAGCTAAGCACCTTAACCAAGCTTGTAAAGAGTTGGGTATAAAAAATCACCCAGTTACTACAATAGGTTGTTACTATTTAGGACATAAGAGAGGAGGTGGTAGTTATAAGCTTTGTTACTATAGTAAGATGTATAAAGAATGGGTTATAAGTAGCTGTTACTGTTTTGATGAAACAAAAAACTATGACTATGCTCTCTCAGTTAGAGTAGAGTTAAACCCTTACCACAGATTGGAGGAGGCAACTAAATCCTTCAGTGGTCTATATTGGTCTGACCCATTCTATTCTTTAACAGGGGTGGTTTATCTTCCTATCCGATATATCACTCCTGAAGTAGCTAAGGATATTATTCTCTACCAAATAGAGAATGGGATTGAACCCAGTAGATATCTCCAATCTCAATTAGATGAAGAAGGTAGGGAAATATTAGATACTGCTAATAATCTATTAGCTTTAAAGGAGGTGAGTTAAATGACACCATTTGCTTTTATAGCTGTGGAAAAAGCACCAAAGGAAAAGTTTCCTGAGAAGGAAAACTATATCTGTGGCTATTGGTTAGCTGATTTATTTGACTGGTTTTTAGAACCTCACGAATGGGAAGCACCCCTCATAGACACTGAGACAATTAAAAAAGTCTATAAGATGTTAAGTGAGAGTTTAAAAACGGAGGAGACAAGAGAAGAACTACTGCATGAAATGCAAATGTATGACAGCTCTGTAGAAATAGATGACTTATTTGCAGTTAAAAGGTTTCTTCAAGTGTGTGCTAAAAATCAATACTGCTTATGCATAGTAGAGGAGGTAAGTTAAATGAATGAGAAAACTATAACTGAGTTTCTTAATGAGGACTATCCTGAAGAGAAGACTGAAGTCAGGATAGTAGTGGGAGAAGATGGTAGAATTGGGGCTTTTTGTAATGATGTCAGTGCAGTTATTAAAATACTACTGCCGCCTGATGAAAAAGTTTATGTCTTTGAATTTCCAGATACTCAAGTTTAGGAGGTGAGTAAAATAATGGGTTGGGAAATTATGTGGAATAATGATGTTAAGGAAATTGCCTCACAAATCATTGATGCACTTGATGATATTGAGATCGTAAGAGAGAATGAGGACCTAATCAGAGAACTTACTGAAGAAATAGTTGAGCAAATGGAAGAGACTTTTGAGGGGGAGGACTATGAACCTCTTGATGTTGATGAGATAGTGGAATGTATTTTTTGGTTGGGAGGTCAATAAGATGCTTAAATATATTACAGCTTATAAGGTTAATAATCCTGACGATAAGGAATTTCCTAATAATAACTCTACATTGTGGCGGAGCTGGCAGTTAGAGCTTATTAGTAAGTATCTCCCCAGCTATAGCTGGGATGATGAGTTTAGTTTTGTTGGTCTTTGTGATAAGGATGATATTAAAAATCTCATCAAGAGTATTAAAAGAGATATGGATGAAAACTTAGAAGAGTTAAGAGAGATTTATCCTGAACTTACTCTTGATGATATTAAACAATTGTGTGATTGGTTACAGGTATGTGTTAAGAAAAACTACGCAATTTATATTAAATAAAAAGGAGGTATGTTAAATGAGCTTCAGCGTAATCGCTTATGAGGTTAAACCAGCATCAAGGAAAAACTTCCCTGGTGGAGATAATATTATTCAGGGGTGGGAATTAGCTAAAATATTAGATAGGTATGATGTATCGGGTGAGTCTACTATATGGGATGTAAAAGAAGTATATGAAAGGTTCTGTGAAGATTTAGAAGAGAATAAAGATGCTTTATTAGAAGATTTAAAAGAAGAGGGAGTTACTTTAGATGACTTATATCGGATTAGAGATTTTCTTAAAGTGTGTGCGGAGCATGACTATATTTTAGGAACATGGGGGTGATAATTATGGACAAAAAATATGATTTCATATTAGAAGAGGGGCAGGAACTTACCAATGAGTTCATTGAACAGCAATTATTAAAGCTACCTAAGTTAATCTATAATCAAGAGCTCTTAACTTTAGAATTAAGAAAGAAAGTAGAAGAAGCTAAGCAAGCTCTCAAAGATAAAGAAGCTGAGCTAATCAATACGGGAGTTATTGATGGAAAGAATAAAGAAGCCCGAGATGCTCAACTGTTAACCTTAACTAAGCTACAGCAGAGAAAATTATCTGAAGCAGAGCAGAAGTATCAGGAGGCAGTAATTGAGTTAAACTTATTGAAGAACTATCACTCTACTTACAAAGCTATCTGTCGATTAAGATATGGAGGTGATTAGTTTGTATCTTATATTTAACTGCCACGAGGAAGAAGGAGAACACTTTTATTTGTTTAAGAATATGATTGAACCTAATGCAGTTAAGGCAATGTTTGAGGAATTCAAAAGCGGTTATGATATTGATGAGCTTCCTACTCGTGAGGAATTTGAGGGGTGGTTAGATGAGATGGTAAAGCACGGAGTTATAAAACCAGTTAATGAATGGGACTGCTTTGTTATTGAAGCAGGTAATTACTCATAAAGGAGGTGAATAAAATGAGATGGACAGTTACTAAGAGGTATTTCCGAGGGAATGTAGGGGCTTCTAATATGGATGCTGATTATAACTTTTGGATAGGGAAAAAGATAGGTCCCAAATCATTGTGGGATAAGTTATGTGAAGTAGAAGAAGGTTGGGATTTTTATAAAGGTGATGGAGAATATGTATTTGAAAACCACCATATTGATAGTAATGGTAATAGCTGGGGTAGAAGTGAAGTAGTGTTGACCTATCTTAACTATTATACTGTCTATGATTACTTAGATAAGTGGTTGAAAAAAGGAAAGATATTTGAGGTATGGTGGGACGATGATGGATTTTCAGAATGGGTAGATGAACAAAAGGTTAAAGAAGAAGATGACGAAGAGGATGAAGTAAACTATGTTGAAGATGTAAAAGCAGAAGAAGTTAGAAAGATTGTAGAAGATTACATTCTATATAATTTTCCTGAAGAGACAATAGAGATTGTAACTCAAGGAGTGCCTGCAGGAATGGATGGAGAACTGTTTTGTAATAATCCCTATGCCCATCCTGAATATTCCTTAGATTGGAATATTAATGAGAAAGAGTTTGTAATCTTAGTTCAATCACCGTCCTATGTAGGAAATGGATATATCCCCTTTGAAGACCAGCTAACTATAACCATGAAAGAGGTAAAAACATGGAATACTTAATCAATTTACACGATAACCAAAACTGGTTTGACAACGAGTATTACCAGTTAGTTACCCAGTATATTAAGAGTAAAAATAACAGTGATATAAAAGTAATTTTTAATCATGATTACCCTGATTATTTATCAGTAATCCTTGATAGTAATGATAACCTCACTGAAATAGCTACAGGATTAGAACACTACTTTAAAGTAAAAAGTAACACTTATCACATTGATAAAGGAGATACTGATATCTGGAAAGGAAAGCAAAACAATGGTAAAATTGGAATTATAGGAGTGTATCGAACAAAAACAAATAATATACTAACCTATGTTAATGATGCTAACCATATATTTATTATGCCATTGTATAGTGAGGAATGGAAACAAAACCTTCATATTACAGCCATCCTCCATCAAAGAATATATAATGATAGATATAATTATCCTTCCGTGTATGTGTATGAGTGGAGCAAATATCTTTATCTATACCAAATAGAAGAAGATAAATTTACTAAAGAAGATTTGTTTGACTTAATAAAAATAAACTCAGCAGAACATATCTTTTGGGATAAGTTCGACTTTCATATTAGCGGTAACGAAGTATGGATGCGGTTTGAGGATGATAATGTAATAGTTTACTTCTCCGGTTTAAGTATTAGACACAATGATTTATGGGGTGGTTTATATCTGTTCTATACGAAGAAGAGACCAATTAAATCAACTACTTATTCTAAAGAAAATTTATTCCATCTGGATCAATACCTTGATGCTAAGTTAGTGAGAAGTGGGATGCAGATTAAACGGAATCTAATAGGGCTAAACTATATCAACCTAAATAATACTTATTGGCTGGCTGTATTGGGAGGAATATTAGAAAACATGGGAGAGGAATTAATACCTAAATGCTTCAATGTTGAAAGTATTAGGAAAGAGTATCAAGAGTTTCAAACTTTTGAAACGCTATCTAAACTTAGAGAAGGGAGGTGAAAAGAAAATGCTTACTGAGGAAGAGAAACAAAAGATTATTGAGGAATATGAATTTCGGGAAAAGTTAGCAGAAGAAAAGGAGAAGGAGAAAAAATCCAAGCTTACTGCAGGAGGAGTTATTTGTCTCATCTTCATCGCTATAGTTACTTGGTGGATAGTCGATACAATTGTTCGTCCCCCCACAACAAACTACACAGTTCACGAACAAGGTTACATTATGATTCAACCAATAAAATAAAGGAGGTATCTAATATGACTGATTTATCAGAAAGAATAGGACAAACTTTAGCCGAGATTGAAAGAACTAAAAGAATGGCGGGAGCTCCAGATAGGGTAGCATCCTATCTGGCTCCCCTCTATACTTCCCTTATCGATGATATTATCAAAGGAGTTAAGGAAGAAGTAATTAAGGAGTTGAAGCAAAATGATGAGAGAAGATAAATTCGTTCAAGTATATGTCACCATTAGTAAAGAAAATAATGAAACTCAGTATCTCTTTACTGTTCATCCTAATCGACATAAAAAATACTTTGACCCCGTTCATATTGGGACTCTAACTATAGATTCGGAAAACCATTTTAATTTAAGAACAGCTACAGAATGGGGAACTGGTCCTCAAAAGAACGAAATTGATGCGAGACTGGCTTCTCTATTTGCTTACAGTATCAATAAATGTTTAACTGAATTACTTACCTATGATGTCCCTGAACTATCTTTCTTAGCTGGAAAGCTACAGTATAGAGAAATAGATAAAGTAGCTATGGATTGGAGTAAAGCCCATGGTCCTTTAAAGCTTCTCAATGCCCTATTTCCTACTGACAAGGAAATGGGAGTTCCTTACCTTCATAATAACGCTACGTATGTTCTTCAGATTGTAGAAGAACCTATTCCTATAACTGATAATATTTTCCTAAGAAGTATTATGCCAATCAATGGAGGAAATTTCGGTAGTGTAAATGAGGGGTTTTACTTTGCAGGAGAGGATATAAAACAGCTAAAGAAATATCTATGGTGGGAATTAATTCTTCCTGAGACAATTAGTCAGGAAGAGTTCGAAGACCACATGGAAGGAAGAATTAAAGGGTTAATTTATCGTAAAGAAGGGAGATTAATCTATACTAACTCAGTAGAAACAGCTGAGGATCTCCCCTTCTCTCTGTGGTTATACATTAAAAAACGTTATAATATTATGCCTAGCTTCTATGATGAAGATAGTTTTGAGACAGCGAGAACTTTAAGCCTTCTACAAGGGGAACTATAATTCCATCCATTCAATAAAAAGTGTGAGAAGTGGCAAAGCTATAATTTGCTTTGATTATCAATGCTCGTAGATAACCTTGAAAACCAAAAGTATAAAACAAAAGTGGTAAAAGTTGCTCTATACCTCCTTAAGATGATAAATCCATCTTGACAAAAAACAAAATAATATATATATAATTTATCCAAAGTAAACGGTTTGTATTTACTAATATAATAAAAAGGGGGACCATTAGTGCTATCAAAGATGGCATCAGTTCAGAATGGATTATTCCTTACGAAGAGGCAGAGAAATATTTGGAAGAGAAGAAAATGGAGGTTACATCCCAAACGGTTCAATGAGTTTATTAAACCAGTTCCACAATATTTCTCTTATCTCAGCTGTAGACTCAGCCAGTGTTACAATAGAGCAACATTTGTAGGTTTCATCGTATAAGGCACAGGATTCATCACAAGGACGGGGATCCTGTGCTTTAGGACAATTTTTTTTACACGACTGTGAATCCATCAATATCATCTCCTTCATCAGGTAAAGAATTAATCTGCCCCAACCAATGCTGAGCTAGTTCATTCATATCTTTAAACTGTCTATCTTGTGGTAGGGAAAGTCCTCCTCCTGTATCTAAAAAAGAAAAATCACTTTCCCCTATTACTCGATAAAGCATCTTCTCTTTTTCAATTCCTAAGTTAGCATAATTAAAACTATGAGCTCCGTGGTCTGGTCCCATTCTCTCTACTACTTCTTTGAACTCTCCCCTATCATCTTCCTCCTGTAGAATAGTTAAAGCACAGAGATGATTCATTAAAGTTTCCATTGCCTCATCGTGGCGAGGAAGCTCTACTCCCCCCTTCTTAAAAGCTAAAATAACTTGCTTGAGTGAACCTGTCCTATTAGCACTAACAACGAAACCTTGATGATTAAACTTAGCTATTAAACCCCTCTCACTATACTGACAACCCCATACTCGACCAGGGAATAAATCCATCAGGTGAGGAATACGGTCTTGTCCATATCCTGTATCACAGATGATAATATCAGGCTCAAACATTTGAATACGAGCGGCAATTCTATTTACTGATTCCAATGCTACATTAGTATCTGTTTCCCAGAAGAAGTTTAGTAATCTTACCTTCCCATCAGGAAGCAGACCTAAGACTGTTACCCAGCTTACTTTACCCCAGTCAATACCTACTGATACCATAGTGCAGTTCTCCCGAGATAAAGACATACCTCGCAGAGGATTTTCACAGCGTTGAAATTCTACAGGAGAAAGCAAAGACCCTGCATCATAGTAAGGTTCACCAAATACATAGTTATACCAGAGCTGGTCAGAACGGAGTTCAAATCTACTTCTCATAATTTCATCAGCAGTAATCCAAGGAGCATTCAACTGGCTCATCTGATATCCTCTAATAGCTCTTCCAGGATAGGCAGCCACCCACTCCCCTTTCTGCACTCTATTAAGTTCCTTCTTACACTTTAAGCAACCAATAATAAAAGTTCCGTCTTCTACTAAACCTAAATGCTCTTTAACCCCATCCTTCTTTATTTGAATGATATTATCTTTAGTTAGATACTGCTTCTCTCCGCAGTGTTCACAAGTATAAAAGTAGAAATGCTGATCACTGGTATCAAACAGTTCTGATATTCCTCGTCCTGGAAGAGTAGGAGTAGAAAATCTTCTAATTAATTTATAAGGAGATGAAGACAAAGAAGCAATAAATGCACCTTCAATACCCTCAGCCATCTGGTCATACTCATCCAAGCACAACATATCAGCAGGAGTACCTTCTCCTAACTCCTTACCCCAAGCGGAGTTTAAGAATAAGTTAGAATGATTAAAAGGTTTCCTAGTAACATTTCGTAGTCTTACTGGACTAAGGGAATCTAAATAAGGAGACTCTTGAATAGCTGGTTCTACTCTGGTCTGAGAAAATTCTCTCATCTTTGGACCACGAGGAAAGGTATAGATAGTATTAGTATAATCGTGTTCAGTTAAAAACCAGAACACTTCATTGAGATGGCACTCTGAAGCCCCTAACTGTCTGGCTTTCTTAATTATTTTATCCGAGTGAAAGTCATCCATAGGTTGAATTAAGAAATGTCTCCAAGCATATAGGTCATGAGGATTAGTATATCGTAGCCTCTTACCTTTTAATCTACGGTAGTATTGAGCAAACACACTAGGTCGTTCGTGAGCTAACTCTTCTAAAAAATCCCTAACTGATATATCACTCACTTAGCTTCTCCTCCTCATCTAAAGCATCAAAGGCAGCATCTATGACATCATCTTCTGAAGGTAAAGCTTTCTGAGTATCTCTCAGTTCATCAATCAATACTCTAATCTGAGTGGTCTGCTGATTATGATTAATACTTTCTCTCCTCTCGGTAGCTTCACCACTCAACAGCTGATATATCTTTATTAACTTTTCCAAATCCTCTACTGCTCTTCGACTCTGAGTTAGACTCATATTCTCTATCTCTAGTAACTTACTATCAATAATAGATTCTAACCTCTTCTTTACTCTATCAGTAAAGGTAGCCTTACTCCGAGCATCTTCTAAAGCTTGAACTGGATCATTGATCAATCCCATCGCTACCAAACTCCTCTTGGAATCGGGTCATTACCCTATCCAAATATTCTTCAGGAACTTCATCTACCATAATCTGAATGATTCTCTCTAGCATAGAATCTAACTTAAACAACCTCTTCATAAATACTTCCCTACTGTTTCTCAATAAAGCATCTTTAGTTTGAATAGCATTGATAACATCCTTAGCAGAGATAAGAGCATTGTTATTTATATTTTTAGAACCCTCATTGATAATGGCATCTAAGGTACTGACATCACTCAAAACACTCTTAACTAATTTAAGAGTTTCAATATCTGAGGTAACATTAGCTAAGAGATTAGTCCCTGCATACTGAGCTACTAAATCGGCTACTGTGGTATTAGTTTCTTTAGACTGTTGATAAAGCATCAAGTAAGTTTCCATTGACTGAGTAGACATCTTTACTCCTTGACTGCGGACCCACTCAGCAATGGTATAAGCAGATAGTCCCCGGTCTGCCATCTGATTAACTTCTTCTAATTTATCCCAGCGGAGTAACCGTTCTAAAGCCGATTGTGTTCTTACGGAAATGCTAACTGGTTCTTTAGCCATTCTTAGGCACCTGAACTATATTGGTATCTCTTGCTACTTCTATCTGACTATTCCAACCTAGAGGAGCAAATCCCAAATAGTAAGTTCCTTTAGCAGTAGTATAATAAACCTCTTCAATTTCTCTCTGTCTTACTAGCTTCTTCAGATCTTTCTTTTCTACTTTCAGAGCTTTGAGATAGACCCAAGGAACTGGACGATGATACTTTTTTGTATATAAATCTATTGTAGCGATTAGCCTTCTCTTCCACTCGTTCACTGTTTTCAGCAATCCTCCTTAAATCTTGTAGTGCAGCTTTAACTCGGTTATAAGCACCTGCCACCGATAAACCATACTTGTTAGTGATATAGGGTTCAGAGCAGCGGTAACCTAGGATATAAACATCATAAATAATATCGGCATACTCAGGACTATATTTTCGTAATTGTTCTAATAAATCATATACATATATCTTATCTACTAATTCATCTTCAAACCCATCAATTAGTAATAAGGATTCATCTTCTAAATTGGTATCTCTATTAAAGTAATAATCAGTATCTCCTGATTGAAAAGAACTGGGTATTTCCCGAGAGGATAAAGTGAGCCGCTTACGAATATAGTCCAGAGCATCTTTCTCTAAAGCTATTTTGATATAGCCAGGAAAATCCATTCTAGTTCTTTCAAGGTTATACTTCTTAACTTCTTCTACAAAGCAAAGAGATAAATAAGCGAGAATATCATCGAAGTCTACTATGGAATACTCACGACAGGCAGATAAAGAAAGACTAACTAATAGAGGGCGATAATTTTTATATAATTCTTCGATTTCTTCTACTGTCATTTTTCAGCTCCTAAATTATAGCTATTGGCTTTGCTCTATATCCTCCTACTACTAACCCACAAGCCCCTTGCTGTTTAGCTTTTTCATACCAATCATTAATAATCTTTAAACCTTTAATCTCTACAGGAACATACCGATCCACTTCTTTATCTCCAAACCAGCAGGATAAGTAATCGGTATAGTAGAGAGCAATATATTTATCAAATTGAATAGCTACAATCTTACCTTTTATTTCCTGCTCTTCTAATTTCTTATACACCATCTTAAAGCCTGAAAAATCACCACGATATTTGCCCTCTAACTTACCTAACTCTTCATCTCCTCTGCAGATTTTGACATCTAACTTGTGGTCCTTATGAGCTCCAGAGAGAGGTTGTCTTTTACATTCAATATCTAGACCACACTTATTACCTAAAGCTTCTAATCTTTTTTCAAATCGATATCCTCGACCTTTAGCTAACTTACCTAATTGACTCTTGTTCATTGGGTAAATATAAACCAAATAATAGAAAGCAATGAGGCTCCTGCACCAAATACCATTCCCATAAACCACCACATTGCTTTTACTTTATCACTGGTTATGTAAGCACATAGTAGTGAAACCAAAGTAAAGATAACTGGTATAGCGACCAATAGATGAAAGATACTAACATAGATATACATTAATTAACCTCCTTAGCGTAGAAACAATTGGTATCTTTATCGTATTGATACTTGTTATATTGCACATCAATGCAAAACTTATCATCCATTATCATTACTTCCCAATCTTCCTTGGATTGGTAAATAATGAAATGGATATAGGTCTGCAGAACTGCATCAAATACTTTAAAAGCAAAACAATTAGGAGCTAGTGGAACAGTATCTAACTCATATAACTTACCGTCTACAAATAAAATTTTAGGTAAACCATCTGTTAATTTATTGATATGTTCAGCCATGATTTTCGCACCAGCTTTGGATTAATTTCCCAGTTCCAAAAAGAACTATTTTTATTGGCTCTCTTCCACATAAATAATAATTGCCAGCAATGAATTTCTGATTCAGTAGACCCTACTACAGTGATTTCTTCACCACTCCCAGCAGTCATAACAGCACTCCAGAGGTTAATAACCCCTGGCAATTTAGAATTAACTGATCGTGTAGGATTAAATGCTTTTTTTCGTTCTGTCATTCTTACTCCTTAATCAGAGGGTGGTTAGTCCAATCAATACCTGATAGGCTTTTGTCCCCTCTAATTTCACCTCCCATCTTTTTATAAAGTGCAGTAATATAATCCCAATCTTCTGCATGTCCTTCCTCTGCTGCTTTCTTTTTAGCTTTTTCCCAAATGTCATGATCGACTACCCAACTGGGCATTTTTTATCACCTTCACTTATATAAACCCTAAACGGTTATAGTTTATTCCACATATACAAAAGAACTAAAAGCTACCACCATCCACAAAAGAATTACCGCAGCCAAAAGACAAAAAACAAATATTGAAGAAATAATATCAGCTATCCTATCCTTCTCTTTTGAACGCCAGGCATCCGAAATGTATTCAACCATTGCGACAAATAATTTAGCTAATAAATAAACTAAAACGATTGCAAAAAATAAAACAATTATAAACATATCAGCAATACGTAATCGTAGTTCTTATAGTAGGACTACAAGAACATTGATTGACATAAGGTGAGTTAACTCTACCACATCGAGGACATATCCAACCTTGAGCATAAGATGGAGTAGTTTCCTTTTGGAGTCTAAGATAGCACTCTTGACACCACGGCTGGTTATCCACCACGTAATAAACAGTACCTAAAGGTTTCCCACATTTAAAACAAAACGGACTAAATGTCTGATAACTGTCCATTATTTCACCGTTCTCCGATACCTACTGAAATCTACCATTACCTTCACCCTCTTTATATAAATTCTAATCATCTCTTATTAACCTATTTCTTTAGACATGTAATTCGAATCATGAAATGCTAACTGATTTTTTAGACAAGATTCCTCACCATAAGGAACTCCATATACTTCTAAAACGTGCTTCATTCCTAAACCACCTTCTTCAATTGGTTTCATAGCATATTCCCACATTTCAGGATACTTAACCTTCATTCTTTGATATTTGTTAGGTTGTTCCTGAAGGTGTAACCCATATGCACAAAACATACAACCAGTTCTCTGCTCTCCAGTTGTTCTTAAGTTTCCATTATTATCTTCTATAATATCTCCATAGCATCCAGCAATAGTAATATTGTTCTCTTTTAAATATCTAAGTATGTCTTGTTCAGTCCATATAGCTAAAGGATTAGACATTGGTCTTTTAAAATCAAAATTATTACACTTTCTCCCCCCTTTAACAAAATCAATTCTTCTTTTATTTGATTCCTCGGCTCTCATCGCTAAAATCGGAACTACTTTATTTCTTTTTTCATAAGCTTTAATTGAGCTTTTTTTCAACCAATAACAACATCTATCACTTATTTTAATATCACTATCAATTAAATACCACCATTTTTTAGGTAAACCATAAGAAGTTTTTTTACCATTTCTAATACCTTCTTTATAATAAGCCACTCTATCTGATTCATTTGAATAATATCTAACACACCATATATGGTTTGAAACCTCTTTCGATACAATAGGATACCCATACTCTATAACTACATCTCTAAAACTTTTTCTATATTTCAACCAATCAACGTTACCAAACTGTTTTACAAACTCTATAATCTCTGGAAATTCTACTCCAGTATCAACAAACACTGCTTTGATATCAGGATATAATTGTCTGGCTATGTGAAGCAATACGGTACTATCTTTACCTCCAGAAAAACTAACATAAACACCATTTATCCCCCAGTATTCTACCCACTCTTTTATAGCCAATTTAGTTTGTTCAACTTTTTCATTTAAACTCATTAGTTATCCTCTCTTTTACCATTCAAAAGATTGCATACTTAATCTAATTATGTAAGTCCTAAACAGTTTTGGTTTACTACTGAATCAATTTTTTTAAGTCTCTCCTCTGCCCATTTACAGTACTCAGGATTTAGTTCAATGCCAATGAAGTTCCTACCTAAACTCTTAGCTACTACAGCTATAGTTCCTGCCCCACTAAAAGGATCTAAAACCAGGTCTCCTTCATTACTCAGGTATTCTACTAACCACTGGACAGCTTTAATAGGTTTTTGGGTAGGGTGAGGAGTTCTTTCCTTACCCATACAAATAGGAGTCTCTATGAAGTTATGGTGCTGTCCAAGCTGATAGTTAAAGGTATGCTTAGCTCCTTTTTGTTTAGTAGCCCAGCTTAAGAACTCTACTGAACTCATGAAACCTACTTTGAAAATCTGGGGAACGGGATTAGTCTTGTGCCATACTATAGTTTGTCTTACGTGTCCATACTTCTTTAATATATCTTCGAAGTGACTTATGCTGTCTTTAGCAAAAAAAGATACAAAGTTACCACTCTCTTTTAAAACTCTAAAGCATTCCTTAACCCATTGCTCTGTCCAGTTTAACAACTCATCCCTACTTTCAAAGTGATCCCATTCCCCAAAATCATAATTAAGTTCCTTGGATCGTTTACCCTTTCTCCTTAGACTTCTATTTTGAATATTAGTGCGGTCTATTTTTAAATCCTTTTGTGAGATACCATAGGGAGGATCAGTCAAAACTAAATCAACGCTCCCATCTGGCATCTGCTTCATTACTTCTAAACAATCACAGCAAATTATCTTGTTTATAAAATCATCTGGATAATTCATCACTGCTGTGGACAACTTCCTTCACTTATTCTATACATATCATTTTCTAATCGTTGTTTAGCGAATTCATAATACTCTTTTACGATTTCAAATCCTATAAATCGTCTCTTCATCATTTTGCTAACAATTGCAACCTGTCCCGAACCTAAAAATGGATCCAAAACAACATCCCCTTCTTCACTTGAATACATAAGTATTTTTTCTATTAGTTCAGCGGGTAATTTTGTAGGAGTTTTTTGGTCACCTGTCCAATATTCCCTTTTGATTATCCAAACATCCTCTTTATCTTTATAATGTAAGCTGCCACCATCTTCATCATTATCTTCTTTTCCATATCTTGAATAAGGGAAAAATTTTCTCTTTTTATTATTTTTACAGACATAAAGGCAGTGATAATGTGAGGTTACAAACTTTCTTTTTGTTACTACTCCAAACTGATATTTCCAGATGATATGATTCACCGTAATAAAACCTAATTCATCAATTGCTGTTAAAATATCTTTAAGATTATTCCACCCAGAGAAAACATACATACTCCCAGAATCTTTGAGAACCCTGCACACCTCTTTCATCCATTTAATTGTAAAATCAAAATATTCTGCCCTTGGTATCTCTTTGTATCCTTCTATAACCCTTGAAGCTGTTCTATGGTAATTATTTCTTTTTGCCTTGAAATCTATTGCGAAAGGGGGGTCAGTAATAACAAGATCTATCACATTATTAGAGATACCTTTCATTCCTTCTATGCAATCCATATTGTATATTTTGTTAAATTCTAAATTTTCCATTCTTTTACTTCCTTATCATAAGCAATGGCAGATAACTTGTTATTAGGTGAAAGTTTCAGGCAAAAACTATTCATAGAAAACCTTATGAATAAACCCAAAACGTTTATGGTTTATTCCTAAACAAATTTTTTTAATCATCTCTTCTGCAAGTTTATAAAATCATCTGGATAATTCATCACAGTAGATTACTTTCCATTTTCTTAAGTCTGGTATAATAATCAGGTAGTTCTTCCAAGTGAGCCATCACAATCTTAGCAGTCATAATAGGATCATTATTGGTTACATTCCAACGGGGGAATTTAGTGCCGTGTTCTAGCTCTACTCCATAGCCTCGTAGAAATTCAAATAAACTATATTCTCCCCAATTAATATCTAATTTTGCCCCTAATTCCAAAGCTTGATCTAAAGTAATAGCTAGTTGAATGTTCTCTTCTTCCACTGTAATTTACCTCCTAACTCTAGGTTTATATTCTGGTGGAATTTCCCCATTTAGCTTTAATCTATCTGTTATCATTTTGTAGTAGAGTGGGTCGATCTCTGCTGAGACATAATTTCTACCAAGGTTTTTAGCTACAAATATTTCATTACCTGAACCACCAAAATGTATAAATATCAAATCATTTTCTTCTGTTGAAGCTAATATTAATTTTTCTGCTAATTTAATAGGGATTTGACAGGGATGAATTGTTTTTTCTTTAGAAACATTCTTAACCATGTTGTAATACATCCAAGAATAAGGCATTCTCCCCTTTGAACCTTTAGCTATAGCCCTTGCCGTTCTTTTATCTTTTGGGTTTGCATAAGGTTCAGCAACATTATCTTTAAACCATTTATTATTTTTCGTTTTAGTGCAATGTAAAATACTTCTATGAGCCGTAGTGAACCGTTGAGGAGAATGCCCAATCGGGGTAGGATAAATCCAGACATATTCGTAAACATTATAACAAGCTTTATCTAAGTAATTTACCCAGAGAAAGGCATTCTGTTTGGGATAGTTTATAAAAAACATATTTCCATCATCTTTTAAAACTCTTAAGGATTCTCTAGCAAGCTCAATATACCAATCAATATACTCTTCAAATTTTTTAGTATAACTTTTTTTGTTATATTTTATCCCCACATTATAATCTGGGTCGCTGTAAACCATATCAACGCAATTATCTGGCATCCTCTTTAATACGTTCATTACGTCTTCATTATAGATTTGATTTAAAAATTCCATTGTTCATCCCTAAACAATTTTAGTTTATTCACAAATTACGATTTAGTAAATCAACATTTAACATTAATTACTTCAATGCATAGCTATTTCTAAAGTGTAGGATACCATCCAGTTAATTACATTTAACAAACTCTGATTCAGCATTTAACTCTCTATCATAAATAGTCCCAATGACTTTTAAGAAGGGAATAAACTTAGGTTGGATAGCAAAAACTACTTCAGGAAATTTACCATTTCTATAACTCTCCAAATACTCTATGGGAGCTAAAACAAAACCACAATTCTGTAGGCTATAAATAACAAAGTATAATTCCGGATCTGTTGGGTCAAACAAGCCCCCCCCCCCACTATATCGTGTTCGTAAATCTCTACCCCATCCCTATCCTCAATCCCAATGTCAGCATCAACGTGTTCATCTAAAAAAGGATAGATCATTGCTTCTTTACTACTGTCCCAAAATCTTATGCCTCTAGTAATTGCTCATCACTCCTTTTCTTTTAGTGAGAACCATCTATATGTATAAACCCAAAACGTTTATGCTTTATTCCTAAATAAAATTTTTTAATTTTCTCTTCTGTGAATTTATAATTTCTATGGAGTTAGTCCACTTTGCTTGGCTGCATATACAGCTTGTTCAATTGTAAAACCATCAAATACTAGCTGGAATATTAATCTGTTATACGAAAAATTAAAAATGCTTAAGTAATTCTCTGCAGCTCTAACTGCCTGCTTATTCCAATCTGCTCCACAGTTATCAGCTCCGTATGTTGCTTCATCAGTAGTAAATCCGTCAAACTTTAATTGACTTATTAATCTATTATAGGAAAAATTAAAAATGCTTAAATAGGTCTCTGCAGCTCTAACTGCCTGCTTATTCCAATCAGCCCCACAATTATCTGCCCCATAGGTTGCATCTGTAGTAGAAAAACCTTCAGCCATTAGCAGATAAATTAAACCACTTCGAGAAAGAGGCAAAACGCTTAGATATAACTCTGCTGTTTGAACAGCATTACTTTGAGATGATGTTTGACCAAAAACAGTTGTATTACCCCACCCAACTAGAGTAACCATAATCAATAACAATAATAAAATAGTCTTTTGATAATTTTTCATTTACTCGCCTCCTTTTAATATATAAACCACAATAATTTATGGTTTATTCCTAAATCAATTACTTCTTCTGACAAATAATTATATACTCATGCTTAAAAACATAAAAGCCACCTGCTAAGGCTCTATACCGCCATAGGTTTTCCTGATTTCTTTTTCCTCTTGTATCAGCAAAGTTTTTAACTACAATACTCTTTAACAAATAATCCCGCTCCAATAATCTCTGCACACAATAGAAACCTAAAGGTATCCATTCTCCCTTTTGATACAAATCCCCAATAACTAAAACAAGATATCTCCCATAATCTAAATAGAGAGTTAGGTTATCCACTACCCTACCAAACATATCTAAGAAAGTTTCTATGTCAGGAGCATTAGATAAATCAGCGGGGTCGTCACTAAACTTGATAATATTATAGTAAGGAGGGTGAAGAATAACTAGCTGAACAGAATTTATATTATGCTTACTTAATACTTTTGATAAATCTATAGTTTGGCTATCACCAATTATTACATCAGCAACAGAATCACCAGGCTCTTTAACTATTAACTCTTTTACCTTTACTGCTACTTCAGAGTTTAGTTCTATTCCTATACCATTTCTTCCCAATCTTTTACTCTCAATTAAAGTTGTGCCACTACCTAAGAAGGGATCTAAAACCCAATCCCCTTTTCTAGTATATCTCAACATCATTTGTTGGGGGATTTGGGGGATAAAATTCCCCCAATACCACCCTGAATTGAATTTAGAGCTATCTCTTTTATCGATTAGCCATAAGCTATCCGTAATAATATTTTCGTAAGCCTTCCAATTTTTTAAATCCAAATCGTTTAACAAAGTTAGCTACCTCAAACCGTTTATGGTTTATTCCTGAATCAAATTTTTTAGTCTCTCTTCTGCAATTCTACAGTATTTAGGTTCTTTCTCTATTCCAATAAAATTAAACCCCTCTTGGCAAGCAGCTATTAAAGTAGTTCCAGAACCTGCAAATGGATCTAATACTATTCCTCCAGTGGGAATAACTAAACGGCAAAGGTACTGCATAAGACTTAAACTTTTTACTGTAGGGTGATTATTTCCTTCTCCTTTCTCTTTCTTACTTGCCTTATTTCCATAAAAAATTCTGGTATCAGCACTACAATGTTGAAAGTAACGAGAAGTATTTTTAGGAAATAAATTATCTACTTCCTCTGATTCATCAAGGATTAGGTGAGAGGGAAATCTTCCCTCATTATCTCTACTAACCGCTTTAAAACCCCAACCTCGATTATTAGTATCTAGCTTCTTATCTCCCTCTCTATTTATAGACAAGTCCTCTCCTTCCTGAAGAGGGACCCTACAAGCATCAATGTTTATTCCTCCTGTTCCCCACCTCAAAACATTATCTGTAATAGTCTTTTCACTTAAAGGTTTTCGGGCTAGAATCCATTCCTCAACAGCAGGCTTTAATGCTGTTCCATACCCTTCCCATTCAGAATTACCTTTAGTTTTATAGTGAATAATTTTAGTATCTTTACCTAGTATTCCACCACTTCTCCCGCTCCGTTCTTGTTTAGAAATAACCTCTCTGGTATTACCTAGCAATTTATCTACTGCCTTACCTATGTTCAATGACTTAGGAAAACCACTACCAAAGACAAAATAAATCTTATCTCTAATCTCAAACCCAGCTCTTTCTAACCCCATAGCAGTATGATGACTAGTCCGAGGTAATGCCCAAACTAGAATGTGGCTGCCAGGTTTAACTACTCGAATAGCTTCAGAAAAGGTAAGGTAAATAAATTCCTGAAACTCTAAAAGACCAGCACTAGAAAACTTTACCCCAGCATTCATCCAAGTTATGAGTTGGGATTTAGTAGTCTTAACTGAGGTAAAGTCATCCCAATCTTCACCCATAAAAGCAATACCAGCAGGAGGATCAGTAATGATACTGTCTATACTGTTATCTGGTATCTGCTTTATAACCTCTAAACAATCACCACATATTATCTTGTTTGTAAATTCTTCTATGGTTTTCATTTTATTTATGTAATCTTTTCCTCTGAATCAAATTTTTTCTCACAGCTATACACCAAGGTTAACAAAATTGTTAACCTTGGTGTGTAACAATAAGATATCTTAATTATCATTATCAAATATAGAAGGTGGCTTAGGCATCAAAACTTCTGTAACTATGCCTTCAAATTTAGCACAGCTGCCCCACTCAAAGTTATCCACTCCAATGAAGTGGGAACAGCTTTTCTCTACTTCTCCGTGAGAATCAAACAAGTTTTCCATTTTACAAAAAGGACAAGTAGCAGAGTATCTCATTTTTTTTATGAGCATTTAGAGTAGCCACATTCTAAACAAGTAATACAGCCTTCTGCTCTCTGAATAGGAGCTCCACACTCAGGACAGGTAGCTACTTCATTGTCATCACTAACTAACCGTCGCTCTAGCATTCCATTAATCTTTTTATCTTCCTCAGCAATCTTTCCTGTGAAGGGAGACTGGCATCGTTCAATAAATTTAGCTAAGGCATCAGCACAAGATAAGTATTTCTTATTTTTACTTAAACAGTAAGGACAGCGTATCCCTTTTAACTGTTTAACTATTTCCTCTTTTGCTATACCACTGCGTAAAGCTAATGACACAGTTCTAGATACTGCTTCTACATTAGCCCTACACACTCCTCCTTTTCCTGTAGTTAGAAAAGTCTCTATAGGATTACCATTATCATCAAAGTTCAAGGTTACATATAAAGTTCCACAAGCTACGGAAAACTCACTGGTAACGCCATAGGTAGTTTTGGGTCGTTCACTAGGGTGCAGTCCTGTAGCTTTACCAGTTGAATTTCCACTCGATACTCCTCCCCTAGCAGCTCCTTTACTTGTTTGTTCAGGTTGATGTTGAGGTCTAGAAGTTGTTCCTTTATCTTCTTTTCTATAGAGGACTTGCTCTCCTTTACACCCATCTCTATATACTGTAACCCCCTTACATCCTAACTCATAAGCTAGCTCATATACTTTTCTTACATCTTCTTCAGTAGCATTATGGGGTAGATTAATAGTCTTAGAAACACCTGAAGATATATACTCCTGCCAAGCTGCTTGGATACGCACGTGCTCTTCTGGAGATATAGAATGAGCATCTACGAAGTAATCAGCATTCTTATCCTGACTTCTTTCATAGATAGGGTCTTGCACGATTAGAGTTTTCTTTTCCCCATTACTATCTATATATACCCGCTCATGCTCCAAAGCAAAAACAGGCTCTATTCCTGATGAAGTATCACAGATAAGAGAAACACTTCCTGTAGGAGCTAAACTATTCCAACTAGCATTGCGTAATCCATATTCCTCCACTAATTGTTTATTCTCTATACTATCCTGCATAAATTGCTTTAATACATAGTTGGTTTCTAATATGCTCCTGTCTCCCTCTTGGTAGGCAGGATAAGCTCCAAATCGTTTAGCTAACTCAATGCTTTCTCTAATAGAAGCAAAAGCAATATAACGAGAAAGTTGTGAAGCTATATCTATACTCATTGAAGAACCATATCTGATTCCTAATAAAAATAATAAATGAGCAAATCCCATTACTCCTAACCCAATAGGACGATAAGCTTTAGTCTTATCAGCTATCTCAGGCAAAGGGTAATGATTAATATCTATGATGAGATTTAATGCTTGCATACCAAGTTTAACTAAATAGCAAAGCTTATCTAAATCAATACGACCATCTTTAACAATATGAGCAAGATTAATATGTCCTAAATTACAAGATTGATAACTGTAAAGAGGAACTTCACCACAGGGATTAGTAGCATCTATATATTCCCCTGCTACAAACCTATCCCTATTGATGTGTTCAAAAAATAATAAGCCTGGGTCTCCACTCTTCCAAGCATAGTAAACTATATTTTCCCATAACCCTCGTGCATCTATCATCTGCAGAGGTTGGTGAGTTACAGGGTCTTTAAGTTGAAATCCTGTTCCTTCTTTTACTGCTTGCATAAACTCATCAGTAATCATTACTGAAATATTAAAGAAGGATAAGCTATCATCTCCTTTAGATTTAGCAGCTATAAAGTTAATGATATCGGGATGATCAACTCGTAAGACTCCCATTTGAGCTGATCTCCTTTTTCCTCCCTGCATTACTGCTTTAGCAGAGGTGTCAAATACTTCCATAAAAGATAAGGGACCTGAAGCTACTCCTACTCCTGAATCTAGAGGTCTTCCTTGGTGAGATAATTTAGAAAAATCAAATCCTACTCCACCTGACAGTTTAGAAATTATGGCAGCATCAGATAAAGATTTATATATCCCTTTAATTGAGTTCTCTACAGGAATGACAAAGCAAGCTGAAAGCATGTTTTTGTCATCCATACTTTCTACTATTCTATGATATCCATCTAAGGTCATAACAGAAGAATATAATAAATCACTAGGAACTCCTCTTCCTGCATTGAATAAAGTAGGAGAATTAAAAATAAAATCTCGCTGGAGCAGAGCTTGATATAACTGTTGTTCAAAGCTATGAATTTCTTCAATAGGAACATCATACAAAGCTAAACCAGCAGCTACACAACGAGAAACTCTCTGGCAAATATCTTTCCAATTCTGTTCACCAGGAAGTAAATACCGAGTATTAACTATTTTGTTTGCATTATCGCTTAAAGGAATAAGTTCGTAGCTCATTGTCTATAATATCCCCACTAGCAAAAAGATACCTAAAACAATCAACAATAGTCCTGTTATATGTTCTACCCAATTACCTCTCCTCTGTATTTGACGAAGGAAATACAATACATAATCTCCACCTAATCCAGTTAAAATAAGAGGAATAGCTAAACCCAAAGTATAAAAGAAGAGAAGTAGTCCTCCATACCAAGCTACCCCTATAGTAGATACATACAAAAGAATAGAACCTAAGATAGGACCGACACAAGGGGTCCAACCTAAGCCAAAGAAAATTCCTAATAAGAAACTTCGCAAGGTAGGTAAAGATATCTGCTGAGGATAAAAATGCTTATCTGTATACATCCAATAGATTCTTAAAATTCCAAAGAGTTGTAAACCAAAAATGATTATGATACACCCAGCTATACGATTAAACCACTCTCGATACTGAGCAATAAAACTCCCTAGCAAAGAAATTCCTGTCCCTAAGAAAATAAACACTAAAGAAAATCCTAAAGTAAAAAGTAGAATATGGGTCAAAATATTTTTCCTAGTTCCCTCTACTAACCCTGTCCCACCTATATAAAAAACATAAGCAGGCACTAAAGCTAAAACACAAGGAGAGAAAAAGGATAAAAGACCAGCTACAAAACTGATTAAAATATTAATATCACTTGACATAGAGCTCTTTCAATCCTCCCATCAGATTTTTGAAATCAAGACTATTTAAGTATTCAATCAATTCTTCAAAGGTATTAAACATAGAGGTGCTAAACTCTAACTGCTTCTTAGTTAGGTCTACCTTATATACCCCTTTAGTAAGGGATATATTAATAACTGGCATAGAACCTACTTTAAATACCATTCCAAATTCCCCATTACCCACCCACTTTAAAACACAGTAGCTCTGATATCTATTTAGAATTTCTTCTATTGCTCCTGATTGTTCTAATAAGCTCATCTCAGTCATTATCCATACCTCGCTTATAGTGAGGGAGATCATCTAAATGAGTTTCTTCTAATTCTTGATGGTGCATAATAGCAAAAATGTTCCAGGCTGCTGCTGCTAGATGATCTTCATCTTCCATACCCATTAGGAATTTAGTTAGATGCCTAAAAGCGGAATCAAGGTATCGAGAAAAATTTATACCCTTCTCCCAGTTCCTTTCCGAATATTTATTAGCTCCCTCTTCATACCACTTAGCTAACCTCGTAAGAGCAAAGGGAGATATCAAATCGAATCTCCCTTTCCCCTCTCGGGTATCCCGCACTGCTCCAGTAGCAAACTCTTCTCTTTTACCCGAGTCTTGAATCATAGCATCTCCCTATTGATAGCATCTACTGCAGATAGGTCGAGCCTCTAAAGATAATTCAAAAGCCCTGCCTAGAGTTTCAATATCACTAAAAGCTATTACTCCTGTATAATCATCACAAGCATAAACATCTTTACAGGAACTACATCTGGTAATCAAAGAGTATTCAAATTTCTTAGTAAAGGGATTGTAGAATGCTTCTATTACCATAGGAGTATCACCATCTTGGACATAGACATAGGTTCCTTCATCATCAGGCATATCTAACAAAGGACTGGTAGTATCCAAGATCTGCATAGGAACATCATCACCCAAAATACTTCTTAAATCCACCAATAAGTCTTTTTTTAGTTTTTCTTTCTTCTCCTGCCATACTAAAATTGCCTTATCTCTGATTGACATTTACTCAACCTCCTCATATTATTTTAACTAAAAGATAGCATATAATCAAACTAAAGTCAATATGTTTTAGGTTTACTATGCAAAAAAATATTTAGCTATCCAATCCACAGCATCAGTTAAATTGAAAGCTATATAATCAGCTTCATGGTTACTCCAACCATATTGTCCTATCCGAGTAGGAGCAATCATTACTACAGGAATTTCTAATTTATATTTAGCATATCCAAACTCTAACCAAGTCCCATCACTAACCTCATCACCTGTCAGAATTAATAATAAATCACTCCGCTTAAGGTCATACTTATCCCGAGCTATAATTTCAGCTATATCCATTCCCCCAGGCTTCTCGAATCTAGATATAGTTTTACCTTCTAAATAGTCTTTACCTCGCAGAGGATTAATTACTTTTATTCCCCGCTCTTCTAATGCTTGCTTAGCCCGAGCCCTTTCACCAGCACACTCCCAGTAAGTTCTTCCTCCTATTTTTCCACCTAAATAAACTGTAGGCATTCTATTCCTCCTTTATATCTGTTACTAACACAGGACAAACATCATTTAATATTTTCAATATCTCTTGAGCTAACTGCCTAATTTCCCACTGAGCATTCTTAGCTAACCGTAGCTTAAGGAAATGCCTCAGCTCTCTACCATTCATAGTAAACATAATATTAGAAGCTAAACCATTAGGAAGCATAAATCGAGCATCTTCTGGAGGAATTCCTAACTTTACTAAATCATAATAAAAACCACCTGCCTGTTCCAAATACCCCATAATAAAATTATTTATCTCTTCTTTCTCGTTCATCTTATCACTCAAAGAATCAGGAATGATAAAAGTTAATTCATCATCCATTCCTCGATGGGAGTATTGAGAGTAGGAAGCTACTCTATGCCTAACTAATTGATGAGTAGCTATTCTCGAAATATTATTAACCACAAAGGTAAAAGAAACGTGCTCTAATATTGATTCGTGCCCTGCTTTGATTAACTTTTGAATAAATTTTTCTTTTACTTCCTGAGGTTTATCTTTAGCTTCTTTTAAAACTGCATCAACATCTTTATTCCTACAAATTCTACCAGCAATATACATAACCTCCACTGGATTAGGGGTGTTAACTAACAAATTCACATTCATAATTTTCCTCCCTCGTTATCTTATTTTCTTTAACCACTGTAATTACCCTATCAAAATAAGGTTTTAACTCACTGTTATGACTGATAACAAATACTGAATCATCACTACTACGAATAAAGTTTCCCAATAAAGATACTACTGCCTCAATTCCTGCTCCATCTAAAGTATCAAAGATTTCATCTAGGAAAAGAACATTAGCACTTTTTCCTTTCCTACTTCTAACTAAATCTTGTAAAGCACAGAGAACCGCTACATCTATTCTTCTTCTTTCTCCACCTGAATTAGCAAGGTAACTTTCTCCTCCTGAACCATTGACCACCTGTAGTTCTACTCTATCAACTTCATTATCTCCTCGAGTAGCTACTACTGGAACAAACTGCACTACTAAGTCGGTATATCCTAACTGCTGTATGTAATACTGAATCCGTTGATTGATAAATTCTAAATAGCTATTAATAACCCAGCTCTTTATACCACCATTACCAAACCCATTCTTCCAGAAAGATAGAACATCTTTACGAGATTTAAAGCTTTCTAATTTCTCCTGATGAGTTTTAATATTATCAATTACTTGCTTTAACTCTTCCTGCTTTTCATCAATGAGATTAGTAATAGTCTCTAACTCAGTGCTGGATTCTTTCTCCGCTTTGCTTTCCTTCATCCTCTTTAAAGCTTCTATAATTCTGGATAGCTTAGCAGTTACTTCATTTAGTTCTCTCTGCATAATATCTCTCTGCTTTATAAACTCATCAAACTTCTCATCTTTCTCCAGTAGCTTACTGTTATACTCTTTCTCATATTTTTGATATTCTTCTTTAAGAGCCTTCACTTGGTCAATAAGAGACTTAGTAGCTTGACCACTAATCTCTAACTCTTGTAATACTGACGCTAGAACGTGGGGAAGTTCTGCTTCAGTAATAATTCTTCCACATCTATCACAAGGTTTATTAAGAAATTCAGCAGTGATATTATCTACTCTAGCTTGTAGTTCTTTAACCTTCTTCTCCATTAACTCTCTTTGCTTATCTAAAGAGAGGTAAGCTCCTCTACTTTTATTTAACAGCTGTTCTACTTCTTTAATATAAGGCTGAACTATCTCTCGATACTCTTTAAGATTATCATCAATAGAAGCCAACTTAACTAACAAAGCTTCTCTCTGAGCTTTAAGTTGATTTCCCTCTTGAGCATTTGCTTTAATAGCCTCAGTGAGTTCTTTTATCTCTTCTTTGATTTCTTTCTTTCGCTTAGTTAACTTATCCTTAAGAGACTTAATAGACTGAACTAAAGAATCTCTAGTAGTATAAAGAGTAGTCAAAGTAGAGTTTAAGTTAGCTGTATCGGCTTCTAACTCTCTGTAATCTAATTTAACTTCTTCTAAACATTTAGAAAAAATATTTAGTTCTAATATCTTCTCTAATACTTCTTTCCTATCAGCATCTTTCATAGTGGTAAAGACACTAGCATATCCTTGACCAAAAACAATACTGGAAGTAAAGGTAGTAAAGTCCATACCTAATAGAGATTCTAACTTCTCTTGAGTTTGTTTAATCGTTCCTAAAGTTAAGTTAGTATCCCCTTGATATAAAAATAAACCACTCCCATACTCATCGTGTTTACGAGCTCTTATTACCTGATAGGGTAGGTCATCTACAGTAAAGTCCAACTTTACTACTGCTCCTGAATCAGTAAAGCGATTAATCACAGCATCAGCAGGAATATCCCGAAGAGTCTTACCATATAATACCCATACTACCGCTTCTAAAATAGCACTCTTTCCTGCTCCATTAGAATCTCCACTAACGGTATCTTTATTAATTCCATTTATTAGCACTAACCCTCGACCAGCAAGCTGAAGTTCTATATCTCCGATACTTAAGAAGTTATGAATAGATATATGCTGCAGCTTCATTTATCCATCACCTTACGAAGAACTTCTTTTCCATACTGCTTTACTACCTCGTGGGCTTCAGTATCAGCTAAAGTTCCTTCTACATATTCGTCAATCATCTGGTCAAAGGTTTTATCTTTCTCTATTACCCTACTGGTATTCATTACTGCTTTGGGAAAAGTATCTATCCGCAGGTTCTTTAAGTCTGACAACTGCTTCTTAACTTCCTCTACATCACCATCAGTAGTAATCCAATAGTAGTCATCCACAGTACCCGGGATATCAATCTTCCCTCCTCTCATCTCTAGCTTATAGAACCGAGGAGAGAAATTGTTTTCAATAAATTCAAACTCTCCATCATCATCTAAAACATACCATCCTTTTCTATCTCCTGCATCTCCAAAGCTCTGCTGTAATGGATTACCAACATAAAGCAAGTTGCCTACCACTTGAGGCTTATGAATATGACCTGAGATAATAGGCAGGTAATCAGGTAATTCATTGATAGAAATAAAGGACTCATCCCCCATTGCTATTCCATTAAGCAACTGTGCCTCTTTAACCCCTTGATGGAGACATAATATGTCCACTTTCTGTCCCCTTAGTAACCTATCTACATCTTGTAAGAATTGATCTCTATTTACTTGATAAGGAATAAATCCTACTAATTTGTCCCCTATCTTTATATAGCAAGGTAGGTCAGCTACTCTACCTAACATCTTAAAAGGATATAGAGAGTGAACCTGACCATTAGAATCATACTGGTCGTGGTTACCTACTAAGAAATAAAATCTTAAGTCATTAGATAAATTTTGATACATCAGCTCTAAGGTTTTCTGCAATACCAAAACATTTACTTGACTGCGGTGATGAAACCAATCCCCTAAAAATACTAGGTCTTTAATTCCATAATCTAAAGCATAAGTAATAATAGTTTTCTCTACTTCTATAATCCTATCCAGTCTTCCCGTCTCCCCTTGGGAAAACTCCCGATACAAACTAAAATGAAGATCAGCATGAAATAGTATTTTACTCATATTGCACCCCCTAAACAAAGAGGAGCCAGGAGTGGAGGCTCCTGGCTCGTCTGGAGGAGGTATTGGGAAATGTTAGTTAGGGAGGATCTCATCATCAACACCATGAAAAGCTAATCCTTCTAATACTTCTATTAGTTCAGGGGTGCACAAATCACTGAAGTCTTTCTGCCGAAATTTATTCTCTCCAAACTTTCGGTAGTCTTCAGCAAATTCATACCACCCACCCGCTTTCTTAACCACACCTAACATCTCTGCAGCATCTAAGTATCCTTTTATCTTATCTATTCCAGTAGCAAAGTTAATAGTATAATCAGCAGTTCGGAATGGAGGTCCTAGTCTATTCTTTTCTATCTTAACTTTACCTTCAATCCCTATGCTTTCATCACCATTCTTTAGTATTCCTACTCTAGATACCTTCATCATTAAGCTAGAATAAAACTTTACTGCTCTACCGCCAGGGACAACATCACTGGCATAACCAGCAACGTTGTCCCTCATTTGGGAAAGGAATATTAGAGCAATATTGTTCTTAACTACTTGATTGAGAATTAATCTTAAAGACCTAGAAAGAACTTGTGCCTGCACTGCAGGTTGCTGATTGTTATACTTATCTTTTTTCTCTTCTTCACTGCGAGTTTTAGTAGCAGTAATAGAATCATAAACTACACATACAGGAGTGGGAATATCACCTTCTTCCACTTTATCAATCAAAGCTTCTAGTGAGGTAAACATCTCCTCCATATTAATATCCTGAACGAGAATTAATTCTTCAGGATTAATGCCAATTATCTCCGCTCGGTCAGGGTCAAAGGAAAATTCAGTGTCATATAGGATGGCGACTCCACCCATTCGCTGAGCTTCGGCAAGAATGTGATAGGCAATAGTAGTTTTCCCACTGGCTTCTGGACCATAAATCATAGAGATTCTTCCACATGGTATTCCTCTCCTTCCTATTGCCATATCAATAGGCAGACATTGAGTAGAAATATACTGCCTAATTTTAGTATTAGGGATATCGGCGGGCTTATAAACCACGCCGTTCCCTAATACTTTCTCCATGGCATTTATAACATCAGAGATTAAATTAACTTGAGACATAGGCTTAAACCGTCCCTACTGCTGGCTTTCTTTTTGGTTTAGCAGTAAGAGCAAATTCAGCTTTACAAGCTTCCTGATCATTACAATTGAGACAGAGATCATCAGTAGGAGAATAAGACTTGCCAAAACAGGATGGAGTTTCAAATACATCCTCCAGTTCTCCTAACGGTGGTCCAAACAAATCTTCATCAATATTCTCCTCTGGTTTTTGGTCTACTTCTTCAGGGTCATCAGGGTCATCTTCATCTGCCTCACCAGTCAAGTAAAAATTTATAGTTTCATAATCTTCCAGCTTAACTAGCTGATCTAAGTTAATCAATTCATCCAAATACTTCATATCAGGAATAGCAGTGCGGTTAGGATCAGCTATCTGCAAAGAGTAACGAGAAGTAATTCCCGTTCCATCTCGGTGCAGGATAAAATCAAATCCTGCTTCAGGGTCAAACACATCCCCAAATTTAGGATTACTCCAAATCTTAGCTAAGTCATCGTGAATCTTAGCTGGAGCACTGTAAACTTGAACTCCCGCTTTAAGGTTATCCAAGTCCAAAATGTTATAGTAATACCGAGGCTTGGCTGACAAAGCTTTAGCTTTATCTAAAGCTCGAGGGTCTTCAGAGTGAAAGAGTTTCTCCACTAAAGAGCAGATAGGACACTTCCTTACTGGAACTCTCTCTCCCAATAATACTTCAGGATCCGTTGTCATTTTTCTCGGACAAATCACTATGGCATTTTCTTCTCCTACACCGTAATGCATCCACACTTTCTTATAAGGAACACCCTTCTCCGAATATGGAGGCAGGAATCTAATATTGTTATATCCTACCTTTGGTGCCCAGAACCTCCCCTGCTTTTGCTCAGCTAAACCTCTTAAAACATCCAGATTAGTTTTGTAAAATCCCATAATACACCTCCCTATAAAAGATTACTTTCCACCATTCGACGATGGTTGGCTGATGTTTGAGTCATCATATCTTTTTTATGTTCCAATGCTTTTACCACAGTATCCAACATTGCTAACACTTCACCAATTTCCAATTTCAAAAAACTTAACTCTCTAACCGAATCACTCCGTTCTACAGTAGCCTTGACTGCTGTATCAGTAACCTTCATTTCTTTCTCTACCATATACTTCCTTACCACCAAATCTCGATCAGCTTTGAGGTTGCTCAACAAAATGTCCGCTCGTTCGTATAGTGCTTTAGCTTGATTACGAAGTAAAGAATAATAAAAATATAATCCTGCTTGCTTTTGCATTTCCTCTTCGATATTTTCATCGTCATAAGCAAGATCTGCCTGAGCTTTATTCAAATCTACACTACCTTTTAATCTTTCAAACTCCTCTTTTAACTCTTCCACACTATACTGCCGAGCTGGAACAACCTCAAAGGGAATCATTTATAACTATCATCTCCTTTCCTTAACGTTCTATACCCGTATTATAATCACTTCTGATTTACTTGTCAAGAGGATGCACAAAAAACTTTCTAAATATTTCTCAATACCCTGTAGAACCAAATCCTCGTTCTCCACGAACACTGTCCGATAATTCTTTTACTTCCTCAATCTCCACTTCGGGAACGCTACGTAGAGCTCCTTGAGCTATTCTCTCCCCTGCTTGAATCAAATAGGAAGTATAGGAATGATTATAAACTTGCACTAACCATTCTCCCCGATAACCACTGTCTATAGTTCCAGGATGAACTTGTAAACCGTGGTCAAAAGCTAAACCTGACCGAGGTCTAATCACTACTTCATATCCCTCAGGAATCTCTGAAGCTATTCCTGTAGGGACAGTAGCATAACCTTTAGCGGGAACTACTACATCTTGCCCAGCATAGATGTCAAAACAGGCATCTCCTGGATGAGCAAAAGTAGGTAGTTTAGCTACCGTAGTTAATCTTTTAATTTTTAATACTACTGAATTTTGTGCCACTAAGCCACTGCCTCCTTATTAAACTCCTCTACTAATTGGTCAAAAGACTTTGTTCCGTCACAGGGATACATATCCCCATAATTAAATCCCCACTCAGCTTCAGCTACTAAAGGAATGGTAATAAACTTACCTTTAACTCCTTCCATCTGAGACTTAACCAAGTGGTATACTTCCTGCATATAATCTCTGTGGCACTCTACTACTATGGAATCGTGCACAGTTAAAATCACATTAGCGGGAAGCTGTTTAATTTTAAAATCTCGATTGATTTTAGCTAAAGCAATCTGACAGATATCACTAGCCGTAGACTGAATGGTATGATTTACTGCCTCTCGAAGAGCTTTACTTTTTACTCCTTCATTGGTAGTCATTTGAGCCTCTGGCAACCGCCTAGCTCTACCATAGGGAGAGTAAACTACTCCATTTTTCTCCGCTATTTGCTGAACCAGCTTAATATATTTAGCTACCCCTTTATACCGTTTAAAGTAGGATTGAATGAATGATTGTGCTTCCTCAGGAGTAACTCCCAAAAGCCGAGCGGTTGCCTCAGCCCCTGCCCCATACAGGATAGAGAAGTTTAACTTCTTAGCCATCTGCCGTTCTTCTTTGTTGATATCCTTCTTCTTAAAAATTGCTTGAGCAGTCATAGTATGGATATCTTCCCCCCGCTGATAAACCTTAGTCATAACTGGATCTCTGGAAAGCATAGCCATTACCCGCAGTTCGATTTGTGAAAAGTCAAAGTTCATCATTATCCAATCGGGATGAGAAGGAATAAACAACCGCTTAATATCCTTCACATTCCCACTGGGAAGGTTCTGCAGGTTGGGATTGGAAGAAGATAACCGCCCTGTCCTTGCTACCACTAAATTAAAGTTAGGATGAATTTTTCCATCACTGGAGGTATATTTCCAGTAGCCTCGAATGTAGGTCTCTAAAAGTTTGGATTGTTTTCGGTAGCGGAGGAGTAGCTCAGGCAAATCGTGGTATTTAGCTAACTCTTCTAAAGTTTCAGCATCCACAGAAGGAGCACCAGTTTTAGTCTTCTTCACCACTGGAAGATGAAGGCAGTCAAATAATACTTCCCTAACCATATCGTTAGAGTTAGGATTGAATTCTACAGGTTCATCTTTGATTTTTTCCCATTCCCTAATAACGGTATGAGCTTGAATCTCGTGAGTGGTATCTTCCAACACCTTACTCATCTCTTGGTCCAGTTTAGCTAAAGCTTCTTGGTCAATCTTTACTCCGTTATATTCCACATCAGTTAGGCTCTCCGAGAACTTCATCACCATAGCGAAAGTTTTATCCAATTTTTTCTCTGCCAGTAAAGGCTTAAACACAGTATAGAGACGGTAAGTAGCATCAGCATCAGCACAGGAATACTGGTAGAACAACTCCTCAGGAGCCCGGTTAAATCTATCCTCATACGCCTGAAAATCGTGAGCATAATTTCCAATATCGGTATAAGCACTGGCTACCTGCTTTAAGTTATGAGCTGAATTTTCATCCAGCAAGTAGTGAGCAATGCAGGTATCAAACTGAAGATGAATGTTAAACCCATGCTTATACCTCAACCACTGAATATCAAACTTCCCATTATGAGCAATAAGCTCTTTAGTGGGGTCTTCAAGGATCCCCCGTAAAACAGGGATAATAAGGTTATTGATTTCCTCGGCTGAAAATACAGGATTTTTTCTCCGAGAACTTAATTCCTCGATAAAGGAGTTCACTGCTTTACGGTATTCCTTAACCGATTTGCTGTGCAACTCCTCTAAGATCCTGGACTCCTGCAGCAAGGATTTAAATTTAGTAGGGATACTCTCGGTAGAACTGCTTTTAGAGAGGGTTGACAAGTAAGTAGCAAGCTCTCCCAGAAATTCACTGCTGAACAGGGGAGCTTGGTAGTAAAGAGGAACACAATAGGATTTACCATACTGACCAGAAAAAGAAATAGCTGTAACATTTGCACCCTCCATAAATGGATTTAATCCATTAGTCTCTATGTCAAAAGCCACCGCAGGTAGGGATTTTAAATCATCCCTCATCTGGTAGAGCTTTTCAAAGTTATCCACGACGATATATTCGGTCTTCGTCTTAGGTTTTGAATCATCAATCAATCGAGGAATCCTCATAATGTCCTGCAGAAATTCGTGCTGTCGGCGAGGATCTCGAAGGACAAAAGCAGGATGGTAACAGGGTAGCACTAAGCACCCAAACTCCTCAGAATAGACTTCCTGACCGTGGTGCTTTACTATCCCATTCAGCTTTAAAACTGACCTCATAGGAACAGCACCCAGCGTAACTATCAGCTTAGGCTTAACCTGATTAATTTCTTCCACTAACCTTCCCCGACATAATTGAATTTCCTCAGGAGTAGGAGTTCGATTATCTGGTGGACGACAGGACACGGCATTGGTAATATATAATTTACCTCTATCAATCCCTACTTCCTCCAAAGCAGAGTTGAGAATTTGTCCTGATCGACCTGCAAATGGCTCCCCATAAGCAACCTCTTGAGCACCAGGAGCCTCACCAATGAGCATAATCTCTGCAGATGGTAGTCCCACTGCAGGAACTTGTGGCTCATTATAAAGAGGACACTTTTGACAGTATTCACATTTTCCCAATTCTCCATAACCTCCTAACACAGTATTAGAACTCAATCGTTTTTACTTTATTCCCACTTTTAAAAAAAAATCTAAAAATTTTTTAATTTTAAGTTAACCCGATTAAAAGGGACTGCTTGGCGAACTAACTCAGCCATCTGTTCGTGTCCCAAATCATTGGGGTCTTTGTCTCCTGGAAGCATAACCACTCGAACGGGATAAAATCCTATAAACTCTTTAGCGTAATTAATGGTATCAGGAATAGCATCTCGTAAGTCCCAAGCAAAAATAATCTCCCGAAAGGAAGATTGGAAAATAAGTTTAACCTGTTCAGGAGATAACTTTTTCCCAAAGGTAGCTACTGCTCCATATTTATAATCCACTATCCCCGTGGTAATACAGTCAAAAGTTCCTTCAGTCAAAACTACTGAAGGATAAAAGCGAGCTCGGTCAAAGTTATACAGGTAGTGGGAAGGAGGATTAGCTTCACTGCTACTGGGGTTAAGAACCTTAGGAGTTACTTTAGGATTAATAGCTCTTCCCACATAGCTAACTAACTTCCCATTATGGTAAATGGGAAATATAATCCGTCCTGCGAACTTACCAAAATGGGTATAGTGAATTTGGTATTCCTCAATCTCTTTCCTACCAATTCCCCGTCTCTGCAAATAAGCTAGAGCCCGTTGGTAATTCTCCCCATCCTCAGTCAGAGGATAAGCTCCTACGGGAAGAGAGATTTTAGGACGCTCAACAGGCTTTATCGATTGCTCCACAGGAATGTCCAACTGCACCGAGCCTGTATAACCATATTTACGGTTAAAAGCATTAATCAGTCTATAACCTGAACCTTTCCACCCACACTTAAAGCACAGGAATTGATGCTT